ATAAGAGTCCTTGCATCGCACTTGCTCACAGTCTCGCTAAAGGATGGTACTAGTGTTTAAACCCCAGTTGCATAAAGTTATTGAGTCGTGGCAACAGAAAGGAAACACTAGATACAGGTTAAAATATAATACGCGCCTTGCCGAAGAAGGAAATTGTGCTGATGGTGATGTTGAATTATTTTATCCAGATAAAAGTACGCCCAGTGCAGAAGAAACGAAGTACCATAGGCGCCTGTGTGGCAGTTGCTCGGTTCAACATATTTGTTTAGAGTGGGCTTTGGTGCATGAACGGCATGGTATTTGGGGAGGTACGCTTCCGCAAGATAGGGATAAGATGCGTAAGCAGTTAAGGATTATGGTTACTGAACCTAACTTGACAGAGAAAAATTAAATAGTTACACTACTATTGAACGGCATCGTTGCCAGGATAGGGTTCCAATCCCCTTAGTAACGGTGCCGTTCTTTCATAATCATTTACTTGTTTGTCTATATTATTAAAGGTTTGTATGACAGCATCGGTGGTGAGTATGTATCCAACAGCGTCTACTAGGTTGTCTCTTTGGTGTTTAAACCCTTCGCGTGCAAGTTTCATGCCAGCCATACATAATCCTACTTGGGTTTCGGTTACATCTATGTCGAGTATGCCTGACCAGATGGATGCTATGCGCCGGAAGTTATCTACGGGGTGTGAGTATGAGTCTTGTCTACCGCCGGACACCAGCGTGTATGCTTCGTCTGCAATAGTTTTATCTATAGGGGCATAGGGTTTGTTTACCATTCGACACCTACCCAAAAGAATATGAAGTCTAATTCCATACCGTTTTGGTGGATGGTGATGTTTAAACTAAATCTTTTGAAACTGTATCCTGCATGGAACCAAAAGTTTTTTGTTGTTAGTTCTTTGTTCATTCCATTCCTTCCCCATTCTCCGCTTGTGCTTGAGAGTTTGAACGGCTCCCGCTACGACGGTTCCAGATGGGAGGTTCTCCACCTAGTCGGTCTTGTAGTTTCTTTGTTGCTCTCATTACACGTTTGCGTAATGCTTCTTCGCTAAGACTATAGAAAGCCGCGAGCGCCTCAAATTCCATGCCACCGTCGTGATGTCTTTGCCGCAGCAAGTTGCGGTCTGCTTCGTTTAAACCTAGTAAAGCAAATTTTACGTCAGCAAGGAGAGCGAGACGGTTGTTTCCTTCAGCGGGTTTAGATGTTTTAGAAATGTATTCTTTGCTGCTTTCGGCACTAGAAACCCAGCCTTCATATACCCACACGTCACGTAATAGTTCATGTAAAATTTCTGGAGTGTAGTAAAAGAAATCAGAGGTCATTACTTTAGATTTAAACGCACGTTGTTTTGTTGCATATTTTTGTGCTTCGTTTGAATATGTTTTTCTTAATTTATGTAGGAGGGAATCTTCCTCATCCCATTGTTCTATCTTGTTCCAGTGTTCAAGCGCCCACAGGGTAAGTGTTTGAAATATGTCATCGGTTGGTACAGCGTTGCGGTTAATTTTATTTATGTGCCTAGCCGTAACCCGTGCTTGTTTGTAGATGATAGCCCACAACTCATCGTGGGTTTTACTTGTTGTCATTGTGACCACTCTCTTGTGACCCACAGTAAATCTTCAACAGTAATCAGGACACCCATTGATGGGTTAGGTGAATTGTAGTTGTTTATTTTTCTTCCACGCCATGCGACAGCATGTTTTAATACTTCCGTAGGTACCATGATGACAGTCTCTTTCAATACGAACGCCCAGTATTTTGCTTGTGTTACGTTTAAACCAGAGTCATGCCATTCGTTATCTTTTGTTGACAAGCATGATGTTTCGATAAAAATGTTGTTAGTTTTTTGCCACTGAAAGTCTTTCTTTACTTCAACGGTTAGCCCTTGGGTGAGTAATTTATGTACAAGTTCTTCTCCCTCAAGACCTTGGGAATAATCTAAATCAAAATGAGACAGCGTATTGTTATCCATAAATTTTTCCACCTACAATAAACTCACCCTTTTGAAAATATACGGGTACCGGGTGGACCCCTTTGGGGGTAACGTGTAGGATTCCAAAGCCTTGCTGCCAGTCGGCGCTGCCACCTGTGTAGTGTGCTGCTTCAAGGCGCATAAGGTTACCCACTTCAAATCCAAAAAGTTGTTTTACTACTTTACCGTTCATGCTCATGGTGTGTGCTTGTAGTCCCAGGCGGTGCGTGTGACCACAAATCACGCTCTTGTTGTAGCGTTTGGCAAGGTTCATGGCGGTGCCACCAGAGACGCGGGAGAGGACACCCTCGTCACCGTGAGCAAGGACCCAGTTGGGTAGGAGTTCTACCGGTTTGCGGTGGAGGTTGATGTTGAGTTCGTTTACCTTCAGCATCTCTTCCATTGTGAGGGCGTTTAAACTACGTAATGCGGGCGCATATTGTGCTACATATTTTTCTACACGTATGTCGTGATTGCCCGCTTTGAGATGAATGGGTTTCTTGCCCATGATTGTACGTAATTCGGAAAGAATATCTACAGATTCGTTAATAGAATTTTGTAGAGTGGGGGCGTATTCGCCAGCGGTACCACGTGACCAGCGTGAGGGTTCAGGTTGGTCAATCCAATCTCCCGCAATCCACAGGGCTGAAGGTTTAAACTCTTTAATAAATTCGTGCAGCACAATCATTTTTTTTCTATCGTGATACGGTATTTGATAATCCGGTAACACGATAATGGACTCTATCATGCGTGAATCCCTGCCCTCTTATGTAATCCTTCGGACCCTTCAGATAAGTATACGTCGTTCACGTCGCACCCTTCGGGCATGAATATGGGGAACACGTTATCTAATTCTCTGGATATGTTCTTAGCCATTTCTTTACCAGCATTGTCGCCATCGCAGAAGAGAAGAATCTTTCCCCAGTCAGCCAAAACCCGTGAGTAAAAAGGTTTCCAGTTGTTGGCACCGGGTAAACCAACTGCCGTGAACCCTGACTGTGTGGCTATGATGGTATCCATTTCGCCTTCGCACACAACCAGTTGGTCACCATCATTGAACAGTGCAGACACGTTATAGATGTGGGTACCGGCACCGGGTCGGCTCAGGTACTTGGGGGTTTCCCCGTTTAAACTACGAAAACGTATATCCACTACCCCAGAAGGAGTGATGTATGGGATAGCAAGTTTGCCCTCATAGGGTTCATGCCCAGGCTCAGCGTCCTTCACGTAACCTAAACGGAACTTCTGTGCCGTTTCCTGATGAATACCGCGACTCGTCAGGTAGGGCGCTAGAGTTTCTAGGTTTGCTTCGTAACTCTTTGTTGCTAATTCCAGTGATTCTCTCTGCAAATTTGATAGCCTCACTAAAAACCACGCCTTCCCTTTTCATAATGATGGAGTACACATCCCCTGCCATGTCGCAACCAAAGCATCTGTACCCCCCGCTTTCTATGTTTAGACGAGCCGACTTAACCTTATCACCATGAAAGGCACAGCGCACAGACTGCCAGCCACCAGTGTTTTTGGGTATAGTAAAACCGTAGTGTTCAAGGATGGGAACTATGTCAGGTTTCGGTTTAGAGTTTTGCGAGGGCATCAGATAACCGTTGTACTAAGTATGCGTCACCTATGCCACGGTTCGATGCTTTAATAACCACGATGCCAGTGGGTGCAAGTGCCAACTTCTTTGCAATCCTATAGTTTTCTGCCTCGACAGAGGCTTCACGTAACCATCCAGATAAATCTATTTTACCGTCACGCCTGGGTGCCTTCGCTTCAATCACATAAAGGTCATTGGCGGTAGGTAAAGCAACGTCACCTATATCATTTCTTCCAGCACGCGGAAGACGTTGAGCGTTTAAACCTTGTTCAAGCAACCAGTCAGCAAGTTCTATTTCAAAATTTGCACCGCGACGTTTATTCGCTTGATTGTTCAAGTTGTTCTCTGTTCTTAGAGTGTTGAAGTGCAGCCCAATATAGATTGTAATAGTTTTTATCTAACGCAAATCTTTTCATGTGCATTACTATCGCACCAGTGTGTGCATATACGGGTACGTTAATGGCTTTTAGTTTACGGAAGAAAGATATGTCTTCACCCACAAATTCTTCTTTACCATTGCCAGGTTCTTCACCAAACATAAAGTGGTCATCACCAAATTCTTTACGTAACTTTGCTACGATTGAACGGTGCATTAAAACTATTCCCATTCCGGCACAGTCAACTTTAACAAGTTTGTCTACGGGTAATGGATGCAAATTCTTTAACTCATATTTATTTTCTGTTTCAACAAAGAGTGCTGGCATGGGTTGCATCAGTGGTGTCTCTGCTTGCATTGAAATAAAATATGTTCCCGTAACTACCGGGTAAGTGTTCTTATCTGCATGTTTCCAAAGGGTTTCTAATACTTCGATGGTGAGTACAATATCTGAGTCAACCCAAAGTAACCATTCGGAATAATTGTTATCATACCATGAAGCAAGGAGGGCATTGCGTTGGCGAGCAATCTGATTTCCCAATACGCGCATTGACCTGCTTATTCTTAATCCTCTTTCGGCAGCAGCAACCATTGTGTAAACAAGACCGGAAGTAAACTTGCCATCAACCATACCGTTATCGCACCAGGCGATACCTAATGTTTCTTTACTGTTGTGTTTCATTTTTCCCCTCAGTGCCGACTATTACTTCACTAAAATCATATATTTTTGAAGTTATTTTCATATCGTCAAGAATTTTCATAGAACTTTCAGCAAGATGTTTCCATTTTTCTGACATAGAATACAGTCCAAAAGAGATGTCAACAAAACAATCATCTTCGTGACCTTCTTCTGTAAAGCAATCTCTTAAATGTTCCGCATGTTGTTGTACATAATCAGCAAATTGTATTGACTCTAACCAAATACGATTAGGGTCATAAACTTTGCGGGTTATTTCGTCTAAGTTTTCTGCAACTAAAGGTAAATCTTTTAATACTTTTGCTTTAGTTTCTGCACTCACTGGTGCTGCTTCAATTATTTCTTTCAATAACTTTTCTGTTATCTGCAGTTTTGGAATGAACTCTTCTTCGTTCACGGTTGCCCCAAATCGTGTACTTGCATAGATGCAGGGTCATAAGATAACCATATTGGTGTGGAACCGGATGCGTCGGCTGGACCGTAACGATTCTTTACTGCACACACAGCCATCATGTTAGGTTGATTGTGTATGGTAAGTATCAGGCTCGGGGTTTGGGCTACCTTGCCATGTAGTGCAGAGCGTGGGGGACAAGGGTTGCCGGTAACGCCTTCGCTAGTGTGATGGCATACGACAACTGCCGCACCGGTGTCTCTTGCCCACCATTTGAGTTCACGCATGAGACTACGTAAACCACCCCATTCGTCTTGTCCGTCTTGGGTTACGTCCACTGCGTTGTCTAGGATGATAAGTCGCACGTCACGACCCATGCGTTCCCTAGTTGCGAGGATAGAATCTTCGATGTCTTTGAGGGTGGGTGCTGAATCAAATTCCCACATGACGTGGTCGGCTGGTTTCAACATTTGGGCAGCCCACTCCCGGTCCCTCTCCATCAAAGGCTCAACCTCAGATTGAGGTTTATGTGTGAGCATCGCCAACATACGTAGACTCATGGTGTGTGAGTGTGTGTCGGCAGAAACATACAAGGTGGGGACACCAGCCTGAACCGCGAGGGCGAGCGCGAAAGTACTCTTGCCCGCCCCCGGCGGTCCAGCAATCATGCTCAATTCCCCATATCTGAACATGATTTGCTGACTCGCTAGAGACTGCCAGACCGTGGGTAGTGTGGCACCCCCTTGCGAGGCAGTCTTAATTGCCCTGGAGAGAAGACGCATTAGGCAGGTTGCGTCTTACTGCAGGCACTTGCTTGAGGAAACGCACAGGCATAGAAACCCTTGTACGGTTTGCCGGTTTTGCCAGAGATACCAGCCGGAACTAGTTTCATAAGGTTACCGTGGTCGCACAATGGTCCACCAGAAGCCACAGGTGGGGCTGTGACGGGTTTAAACGTGGCTGCTGGGGGAGTCCATGAGTTGTTGGCGGATGGTGCGTCTGCGGGGTGGCTAGCGATTTCAGCCTGCAGTCCAGCAGCACTCAGGTTATGAAGAGCACCGATGGTTTCTTCCAAGGAAAGGATGCGTTGCATCCTCACTTCCAGACCGTCAAGAATCTGGTCGAACTGTTGCTCATCCCAAGCCCGAAGGTTGAGAAGGGTACCCCGAGGGGTCTTGAGGTTTACTTGATATGGTGCATTTGATGTATCAGACATTGCTTTCTCCATCTTCTGTTATTTCTGGATATTTGTAAGAATCTTTACCCTTAACAATATAGCAGGCATCGCGTACTCCGCACGTTCCACACATCATACCCGGTGAGGGAATATACAAATCTTGAAGCACAGCCTTCTCAAAGTTTTTAGCCCACGAAGCCAAACGAGACTCCGTAAAATGTGACAAATCGTACTGTTCGGTCAATTCGCCCGAACGGGACATCCAGTAAGCACCCCCAGTGGGGCGCAAACCAAACTGTTTCTCCACTAACACAGCATAGATACCCATTTGCATCTTGCTCATAGGCTCCCTACTGCCAGTCTTAATATCAACCACAATCAACTCACCAGACGGGGTAACCATCAGCCTATCCAACACAGCCTGCACGGGAACCCCACCCACCACCTGGTCCATCTTAGTTTCAATAGCAGAACTACCATCAGAGTACTGGTAAACCTGGTATCCAGAGTTTAAACGAAACTCTACCCACCTGTCCACCATCTTAGGACCCTCTTCAAGCCACCAAGAAGAATCCTCCCCAAAGGGATACGTCTTACTTTTCCTGCCAGCGGAACGAAAATTTAAGGCACCCAAGTTTTCAGGAAGGTTACGGGTCCAGGCTTCCATAAAAACAGAAGCCGAGTTGAAGCCCTCACTTCCGTTTAAATCGTAGTACTCTGTTGCCTCATGGACAGCCTTTCCACCCACCAGCCACCACGAAGGTATTTCCTCGACCCGTTGGATACGGCTCAAGTAGAAAGACCATCCGCACTGAAGCCAAGTGGACAAGGAACTATGACTTACATAATTTTTTCCAGTCTTTATTTCAAGTGTCAACACGCACTCCTTAGATTTGTGGTTTCACCTTACATCACAAAAAGCAATACTGCTGCAAGCAACACGCCAAGTAATTTGACAAGAAAGTTTAAACAATCTTATACTCCTGTTCGTCGGTTTGTGAAAGGTGTATTATGCACATAAGCGATTTGAAACCAGACTATAGCAAGTCTATGGACTTGCGTGGTAAACCAACCCATGTATGTATATGTGGTTCAGAACTTTTTAATGTCAAATGTAAATTTGAAGACAACGAAATAAGTATGTACTTTATGGACGCAGAGTGTGCAGTGTGCGGAAGTCAAGTCACTGTACCTACTCCCATAGATGTAGATGGGTGCGACTAATGACACACGATGAATTACTAGCAAAGGTAAATAATTATAGTTGTTGTTCGGGCGCACACGAACTTGCACTTCGTGCAGTAGTGGAAATACATAAGCCAACAGACTATAAAGTTAGAGGAACTTTTGCTGATGGGTTAATGCAAACTGGTTGTGCTTGTGGCGGTTGGTCCTATCCTTGTCCAACTATTCAAGTCATTGAGGAACAATTACATGGCAACGTTTGATTTTAAATGTAACTACTGCACCTCAATAGAAGAAACCAACAGTCACATACCTGAGTCATGTAAACTGTGTGGAGAACTCATGGTCCGTATATGGTCACCCACACCAACACACTTCAGAGGAACCGGGTTCTACAAAACAGGAGGATAGCAAAAAGCCCCCCAAGATTCCCGAAGGAACCCTGAGGGGCAAATTGTTTAAACTCTACTTACTATAATCATCTTTCTTTTTAACACCAAAGTCTTTTGCTTTAGGGTCAAGAGCCTTCAACAAGGGACCAGCAAAGGCAGCACAGAAAGCAGCAGCCAAAGCCTTCGGGTTAGTATTGCCAGACAAATACATTGCCATTACCGTAGCCATAGAGGCACGGAAATAGGACATCAACATAGCCTGTAACTTGGGATTCATTTACTCACTCCATTTTGGTCGGACAACAACCCTCACGGTTGAGGGATTGCGATGCTTGTAATAAACGCCATCCCCATTGGCTTGTGACCCAGCCCCGTCCTTGCAAGTATTGCCTTCCACGCTATCAATCAAATGCGTATTAGGATTCACTGGACCCAAAGCAAACCCCACATGCACAGCCTTGCCTGCCTTGTGGAAATCAAACAGTAAAATATCCCCAGCCTGAATGTCCTTTACAGGAACAGTCATCTTGTTCTTCTTAGCCCACGCCTCCATAGCCTCACAGCCAGCAGTCTTTAACACTAAATCCTTAGCCTTACCCGCGTGCATACACCATGCAACAAACATCATGCACCATGGATTATTGTCAAGACCGTACCATTTCCCAAAAAGTGTCTGGTTGTTAGGTCCCTCTTTATATTTCTCATCAGCATACTTACGGGCAGCATTAAGAACTGCATCAACTTGACTCACAGTATTAACCCTTCTTCGGAATCGTCATCGTCATCATCTAACCAACTAATATCTAACTCAGGAAAATCAACACCCAAAGGGATAACTTTACTAGGACCAAAACCAAAACTCATTTCTCCACCAGTAATCTATATATCTCATCAACACGAACCTCAAGACGATTAACTTTATCCACCAAAGAACTACCACTATTAGGTTTAAGTTCAGACAAATAATGTTTCACCAACCAACGAACCATTAATGCAAAAGTACCCATCAAAGTAGATATACTTAAAGCAAGACCAACCCATTCAACAAGTTTCATTATGATTCCTCAGTTTAAACGATAGTGCGGGCAAGGACCATAACAATTCCACCATAGCCAGAATAATTCCTGTTAGATGGTGTAGTTCTAGTGAAAGAAACCTGTTGGATTATTACTTCAGTGGGTTCAGCACCAGCATTAAAGTCTTGAATGATGACAGTGTCGCCAGCAGATTCTAAAAGTTCAAGAGCAGTTATTCTTTCCTTAGCGTAACCTTCGTAACCGATAACGTTTCCAAGTCTGTCGGTTTCTTGGTCGAAACAGAATATGGGAATTTGAATAAGTCTAGCGCGGGTAGGAGTGACGATAGCCTTAACAGAAATACCATTGACCACCGCACCTTTGGTCGCGTCGGTTGAATTACGATTGAGGGTGAGTTTAAACGCAGCATCAGGTTCAACAGATTTAAAGACCCTGGCAAGGTCGTAATCGTATGAGGTTGAGGTGGTTGCTGCTTTAACTGTGGCGAACGCTTCATCTGTTGTTTCCCCTATACGAAAGATGTCAATGTCTCCGCTAAGCAATTTTGGTATACGTAAACGGAGACGCTTCCATGCTTTATTTTCTAAAGTTTCAAAACGAATTTTAGCAAGCCTAATAGTTCCAGAACTTATTAAACTAGTTGCACTCTGCAACCAAACACCTGAACCTTCAACAGCAAAAGATACCTGATTATTGTCACCAATCTCAGTAGCCCACACCGTACCCGTAACAGTATCTGCATAAGCATCAGAAGCCTTAGCATACAATCCAGAAGCAATAGGTTGAGCAAACCCAGCCAAAGTAATAGGTTGACCAAGATTAATACGATACGTACCAGATGAACCGTTAACGCCCGAAGCAACACCAGCCCACACATAAGAACCCCGTGCCGCAAAAGAATGAGCAGCAGTAGCAGAATGAACTAAAGGACCATAAGTTAAATCACCAGTAGTATCACTAGTAGAAACACGCACACCCTTATTGGTACCAATCATTACATACGTACCCAAATAACCAAATATTGAATTAACTATCTCACCCCGGGGCAAGGTTGCTGTAGTGATAACAGTTCCTAAAGCACCAGTAGTATCCAAAGCAAGTTTAAACACAGTACCATAATCACCCGCATAACCAGCAGCATAAATAGCATTGCGGGCTTCAGTAATACCAGTCCATTTCCAACCCGTAGGAACTGATGCAGAACCATTAACAACAGCAGGGACGTTAGTGGCAGCCCCGCCACCCTTATCATTAAAAGTTAACTCATATAATCCTGCAGTACCATTTGTCCTAGTGATACCTGCAAGAACGCGATTCTTGACGAATGACATTGTAACATAGGATGCGTCTGTAGTATTAATAGTATAATGATGGTGGACTGTTCCATCTGAAATTTTGATGTCAAAAATTTTCTTTGGTGTAGCCACATAAAGATACGTCCCATCAGAACATATAGCAAGTATTTGTTCACTACTTAAATTAACATAAGATTTAAAAGATGTTGAAGTACCACTAGAAGTAATCTTATATATGCTTGTTGTGGGTGCTGCTTTCATATCTGCAGCAAAAAATAGATTATCAGTACCATCATTACCAGTAACAACAGAACATTTACCAGTGAACGCTTGCGCCAAAGTTGTTTCTTTTAATAAACTAATTTCCCCAGGAGTCCACGGGTCAATGCCCCACGAATCACGAAACCGAAACCGAACCTCATCAGGGTTTCCCTGCATCGGTTCAGCAAAAGTAATACCATCACCATAATGAAAAGAAGATTGTGACCTAATCCAAAAAGTACTAGACAAAGTATGTTCACCCGGGTCACGTAACTGGTCTACTCTTTGATTAGAAACTTCTGCTGTTTGTCTTTTAAATGGAGTGTTGTCAGTGATTGCCATAATGAATGGAAGTCCACCTATTGCAATATCAAACTTGTTACCACTGGGGTCGTAATAAGTTTTTGAACGCCCAGTGAGGTCAATAATGGTACGTTCAGTAATATCTGGCGCACGACTAGTCACAGGCTACTCCTTATAGTATGAAATAAAATTAAAGTGCAGCAATTTCTTCAGTGGTCAAACCAAGTGCAGCAAGTTTAGCCTCAGCAGATGCTTTCGCAGCAGCCTTCGCAGCCTGTTCTACTTCCTTGTTGGCTTGTTCCATTTCGTAGGCGATACGGTCGGTTTCGCGTTGATCCAATTCTGCTTGAGTGAGTGGGATTTCGGTTACTTCTCCGGTGGTGCAGTTGATTTCTATTCGGGTTTCCATGTTTTCTCCTATGCTTTGAGGATTCCATAAAGGGACGCGGACGAGTATTGAACAAAGTTTGCTGAATTGTAATCTTTAATTGTTACCCGATTTATTGCAGAAGTTCCCGTCCAAAGACTTGCATAAAGTCCGGCATAAGCGGTTGTTGCATTGTTTTCATTGACACCATCTGTCGACCAAGACTTTTGAGTGGAACCAGCATAATTAGGAATATAAATTTCTGTGTTACCAAATGTGGAAGAAGTTGCTGATGCTCCATCAGCAAATCCGCTAAGCCCATTTGTCGAACCCGCTGATAATGAATCTGATCCTGCTCCACTTCCAGAACCATAGATGCGTCTAAATGAATATGCGGCTGAGGTATCTCCATTAAATTGCAAAATCATATCTGACGTTATAGAAGTTCTGTCAGTTCTTAAACTTGTTTTCAAGCATAGGTCGGTAAACGTGCTTGGGATTGACGTAAAATCAATACTTGAAGCACCACCAGAACCAACAGTAATAGTGGATATGAGAGTGAATGTGTTAGCCATTATGCCGCCGTAATCCCATAAAGCGAAAATGAAGAACCCACAGTATATAAACCACTATTAGAACAAGTAAAAGTCATTGAAGAAATGGCAGCAGTAGAACGCCACAAACCAACACCAACAGCAAGACCATCCGTAGCAGTCAAATTTGACTGTGCAGAAATACGACATAAAGCAGTTTTGTATGTTGTAGCATTGGAGTAGTTCATTGCACTCATAACGTATGGAGAAAATATCCCAGACGTACTTGCTGTAGTAACTACACCACCAAAATTAATAGATGCCTGAGAAGATGAACGTCCACTATTTGCGGTATCACTAGCACCTGTATTTCTTGCATAAAGGTTCGTGACGGAATAGTTACTTCCAGTATCACCATTGAATGTTACGGTAGTGAAGTTCATATTGTTGTAGGTAACGGTGTCAGAACGTAACATTCCTACCATAACAAGATCAGTATAGGTAGAAGGAATACTAGAGAACGTGTACGACGCTTGAGCCGTCGAGACCGTATAACTTGCTATGGGTGTGTAGGTTGCACCGGCCGCCATTATCCTTTCACCCCATACAAAGCAAAATGACTATTTGTAGCAAATGTGCCAGCCGCAGCGACAATCGAAATAGAGGTAATTGAAGCAATCGTTGAGGGAAAAAAGAGACCTGAAATCAAAGAAATTTCGCCACCTCCGTTTGTATCAAAACCCGACAACATTCGAACTGTTTTATTTTTATTTGTAGAAGTGTAATCCAATACGTCAATAACACTTGCATAAGGAGAAGTAGCATTTGAACCAGTAGTAAAAGTTTTGATACTTGTCCTCGACGCTGTATATGCCGAAGCCGATGCAGACGTACCATTTCCCACAAGATTATGTTGAACGTAATTTCCTGCCGTTGTATTGCCATTAAATTGTAAAACTGGTACATCTGTTGCGTTAAATGCAATGAATCTTATTTGAAGATGACTATATGTTGATGGAATGCTTGAAAATGTAATAGTTGCAGACGAACTACTTAAAAGAGTGGTGGCAATAGATTCGAACGAGGAAGCCACCCCACCACTCGAAGCAATAACCCCAGGCAGAATCACGCTATCGCACCAAACACTAGCCACGTATCCGTCGCAGTCTTAATACACTGAGCCGCCTTATATTGAGCCAACGTAGGCGACGCAGACGTAGCACCAGCAGACGTGATCGTAGTCGTTGCAGGAGTCACCGCAGAAATCGTCGTAGTACCCGCACCGATATTCATTACCTGAATCGTTGTCCCCACCGCATACGCCACACTCGCGTTCGTCGGAATCTTAAACGTGTTCGAGGACGCATTTGATACCGTAATGAACGCGCCAGCATCAGACGCCACCGTCACATACGCCGTGGTTGTTTGAGCGTTGACCGAGTAAGTGACGACCGGAGATACGAGCGTCTTATTTTGTAAAGTTTGAGTACCCGTAAGAGTCACATCACCCGAAGCACTAGCTGAGAAGAAGATTGCGACACCCGTGGACACGAAATAGAGAGTGCCCTGATCATATTGGGCGAGTGCCAGGCTTCCGGATGTGGAGACTGTTGCGGTTCCCGCTGTCACCGTGGACACGCCCGCGCCCTTGTTTTGAATGATAAGAGTGTCACCGGCGGCGAAGAGTGCCGTGTTGACGGTCACGGTCGTCGCTGACCCAGAGTTCATTTCGATCCGAGTACCGACGTCGGCTGCTACCAAGGTGTAGGAGGCGGTCTTGACGCTCACGGTCTGGTTGTACTCATTGGTTTGGAGGGCAGTCACCTGAGCAGCTGTGAGGACTTGTCCAAGGGTAAAGGTTTGTTTTGCCATGTGCGCTCCTAGTAGACCAGTTGGTTCGTGTCAAGGATACCCATGGTCGCCGAGTTGAGGACGAATCCTGCGAGGTCGGGTTCAAAGGTTCCGATGGTGACTGACCATTTTTGTGGGGTGAATGAGTATTTCAGGGAGCAGCACACAAGGTTCTTGCTGATCGTGGAGCCACCTGGGACGGTGCGGGTGACAACGAGTGGGTTGTAGAAGTAGATGTTCAGTCCGGCTTCAATACGGTCGGAGGGTTGCCCGGGAGTAATGTCGAGGGTGATGTAATCGGTGCGAAGGATGGGGGCGGATCGACCCACGGTCAGGGCAAAGGCTTGATCGGCTCGGTCGTCATAATTTTGGGCGGTGACGGTGTTTCGAGTAAGTGTGCGTTGTCCATAGGCGGCGATGGACGACGGGTTCACATATCCGACCCCTTGCACGATAACGTAATTGTAAAGAAAATCGGTATCATATTTGAAGGCAGTGTCCTGGTAGGTGATGGGTGTGCCGTCGTCGTAAAAGTAGTATGGCGTTGTGGCTGCGAGTTGCCATTGTGTTGCTCGATCATAGAAGGTGAGCACGCCGAGGTTGTCTTGGTAAAAGATGCCCAGTTCAGTCGCTACGCAGACGTTGATGGCGTCGAGTGCCGTCCGATAAGTTCCTGGATCTGCCAGCATGTATATGGTGCCCGTTTCAACTGAATAAGGTGGACTCCAACCGGCAGCCGTCAATGTGTCAAATATGCCAGCCATTCGTTGACCTGTAAAAACGATACCTGAATTGGAGGAGAGTGTTGCAACGGTAGCCTGCGCAAGTCTGCCTATGCCGTCAATGCCTCGCACCGTCATCATTGCGACATCTGCCCCGTTGGCGGGGCGATACTTCCATGATTCGACATAGCCGTAATACAAGGGGTAATCGATGGAGGCGTGATTGCTGACGATCTTGATGGGCACCATGGGGACGATGTACCCGAAATAAGGGCTGTTGGAATTGTCGGGGCTCCAGTCCCCGTTCTCATCGGTGAATACGAAATTTGTGGTGCCGGCAAGGAATAGGTCATTGACGCGATCGAATGGCTGGTCGATGGTGCAGTTCAGCACTTGGCTAGTGAGATCGACCCAGCCTGTGTTCATGTAGACGCTGACGGTGAGGGTGGTCATCCGCTGGCTGCGTTCGAGTACCAGACGCCACCGGCGCGGAGTTTGTTTTGTAACCCGACGGAGATTTGATCGACGACTTCTGGAGTGACCATGGGTGCGTTGATGTTGACTACGATGGGA